TGATCGTCTCGGCGTCAGGTTCGACGTCCATCACGTTCAACCTTGCGGCCAACTTGGCTGGTGCCCTGTCCGCATCTGGCAGCACGTCCTTCTCGATCACGGTCAACAACGCCACGCTCGGCGCCATCGTCGACGCCGTGGGCGCTGCGCTGGTGCAGTTCTCAAACAGTGCCACGGTCAGGGCGACGGGAAATTTGAGCGGCGACATCACACCGTTTACCGAACTCAGCCCGCAGTCGCTGTCCGCAGCGGTCTGGAGCGCTTTAGCCAGTGCGTACAACGTCGCAGGCACGATGGGCGAGAAGCTCAACGACGCCGGCAGCGCGGCCAACCCGTGGACGGAGGTCATCGACGGGACGTACACTGCCAGCGACTTGCTGAAGTTGATTTCTGCCTCTGCCGCGGGCGAACTGGCCGGCTCGCCTGGCGGGCCCATTTTGATCAAAAGCGTGAATGGCACTACAGTACGGATCACGGCCACAGTAGACGCTAACGGCAACCGCACAGGCGTGACTTACGATGTTTCCTAAGACGTACTTCGCTGCAGCGTTCTTCTCGGGGTACTTCTTCCCTCCGGTGGAGGGCGGGCCCACGCCCCCGTTCTCTTCTTCTCAACCCTATGTAAAATTGCGCTCGTTCACTGAACGCGGGAGATTCTAAGTGGCCATCAACCTCAAAGCCATCACGTCTTGTATCGGCTATGAGCAGATCGCTTCTTTGGCGACGTCAACAGCACTGAACGCACCGGCTACGGATGCCAACGGGCTAAACTGCCGACCGTCGTTTGCCTTGATAACCAGTGAAGCCGCCGCCGTGCGGTGGCGTGATGATGGTGGTGTGCCTACCGCATCGGTTGGGATGCCTCTTGCAGCCGGTGTGACTTTGCAGTACGACGGCGACATCTCCCGAATCCGCTTCATTCAGCAAAGCGCTGGCGCCAAGCTGAACATCTCATACTACGCCTGACACCATGTACATTTACAACGATCTGCCGGACAACCTGTCTTGGCCGCTGCACAAGAAGTTCGCGCACAAAATTGCTGGGTGGTACAGGCGTTTTGTGATGAAAGCCAAACTGAAATTTTTTGCGTAAGGAATCACAATGGAACTTCTTAATCCAATGAGCCAAGCGGATTTTCCCGCTTACTCCGCAACTGCCGGAGCCTCTGCGGGCAACACGACGGCATGGGGCGCTGGTCCCCAAGGTGTGGTGGTGTGGTCTGAAGTGCCCTGCTACGTTCAGGTGGGCGTTGGGGCCGTGGCTACCAGCGCCAGCACCCCAATTCCGTCTTTCACCCCCATCCCGTTTGGGGTGCCCCTCAACACCAGCGGCGCTCCTTGGCGCGTCAGCGTGCTGCGAATCGGCAGCACTGACGGCACTGCTTACGCCAAACCGATCAACAAGCAATGAGCTTCGGTGTAGCCTTTCGCAACGCCGTCGCCCTTGGGCTGGGCGGCGTCATCTCGCTTTTTGGCGGGCGTGGAAACGAGCAGGCCCAAGACAACCTTCTTACCGAGAGTAGCGACAACCTTGTGCAAGAAGATGAAGGCCAGATACTTTTATGAGCACCATAAAAATCTCCCAACTGCCGCCAGCTACGATCCCGTTAAGTAGCACGGACATTGTCCCCGCAGTGCAAAATGGAGCAACTGTTAAGGCAACAGTTGCTTCGTTATTTAGCGCACAAACAACCGATGTGTTTACAGGAACTGGCGCTCAAGTCGCGTTTACGTTGACCAAAGCGCCAAACGGTTTAAACGTATACATCAACGGCGTGTATCAAAACCACAGCAGCTTTTCTGTTGCAAGTACAACGCTTACCTTCTCCGAAGCACCTCCGGTTACTTCAACAATTGAAGTCAACTACGTCTAAGGGACAATCATGGCTGACTTAAAAATCTCCGCCCTACCGGCATCAACTACACCGCTTGCTGGCACTGAGGTGCTGCCGATTGTTCAAAGTGGTGTAACAAGACAAGTCAGCGTTGCCAACTTGACTGCTGGCCGCGCAATTAGCGCAACGGCGGTTACTGCGTCAACAGGAAATTTTATTGTTGGCACATCTGGTCAAGGCATTGACTTTTCTGCCACACCAGGCACAGGCACAAGCGAGTTGTTGGCTGACTATGAAGAAGGTACTTTTACGCCAACAGTTGCGGGTGTTACTTTGACGCTTGCTGCTGGTCGATACACAAAAATTGGCCGCACTGTGTTTGTAGAAATCTTTCTCCGATTTCCAGCAACCGCAGACACAACTTCTACGCTAGTTGCAAATCTTCCATTCACACCCGTTACAGGCGGCAACACATATTTAGGTGATATAAATGTTCAAGCAAGTATTTCAACGCACGTTCGAAACGTAGTATTTTCTACAGGCATAGAACCTAGAACATCAGCTAACAGTGCATTTACAAACGTTAGTTTTTCAAGCGCAGATGTGAACATTGCTGGCACTTACACCGCATAAGGAAACAAAATGAGTCTCACAAAAGTTTCCTACTCAATGATTTCAGGGGCGTATGAAAACGTCCTTGATTATGGTGCTGACCCTTCTGGAGTAACTGATTCAGCGCCAGCATTCCAAGCTGCAATTGACTACGCTGTAGCCAATAGCAAAAGCGTTTTTATACCATCGAGTGACGTTAGTACAGTTTATCGAATTGAAAGCCCTCTTGTAATTGATGGGCCAATTGATTTTATTGGTGAATCAATGAATGGTGTCACCATTACTGGTGTTGGAATAGGCGCAGGAAACTATCTGCTGTCAATTACCGATCCCACAAAAATTACTGGCATGAAAGTCGGTAACTTTACGCTGATGGGTGATGGTGCGTGTGATTGTTTATACATTAACAACGTAACCGCATCAACCTTTGAAAACATCAGTGTTCGCACAGCAGTAAACGGTGTTGTCTTTGCAGGTACATCGGGTAATAACTACCAAATGACTTGGTCAAACCTTAATACTTTGACAGCTATATCGGGCAGTGCTGTCAAAACTTTATCAGGTGGTTCAATTGTTCATACAACATTCCAAAACTGTTTTTTTGGTGGAAACATTGGTTTTAATGTAGTCAGCGGAAGTGGAATAGCATCAACCACAATGCTCAGTTGCAATTTTGAGGGCAACACAAATCATGGATTGTACGTTGGCGGCATTATTCAAGGCTTGTCAATGGTTGGTTGCAGAACGGAAAACATCCTTAGTTTAATTGCGGATTTTATGTTTGACCCGCAAGCAGGTGCAACTTGTAACGGCATTTCAATTACTGGTGGTTATTTCAGCAGGGGCAATGCCGCCAGCGCCATTCGTTTCAATACTGCAAGCAATGGATTTCTTGTTTCAGGAAACTTCACACGCCAAAGTTACACACAGCTTGTGTTTTGCAATGGCACTGGCGACTCTGGAACAATTTGCGGAAATTATCAAGAGTCCACCAACAATACATACCCATCTGTTGGCAATCCAATAAACACCAACAGGCCATCTGTTGCGGTATTTAACAATCAGTTTGTTAATACTACAACTAGCACTCAAACATTGATTGGAAACTTTAACCCTAATCCTATCTCTGGTGTATCAGGGGTTTTTAGAAGTTTTAATGGCGATGTTTCGGTTGCTAACAATACGTTTGCCACGTTATTTGACGTAGCTGATAGCGGTGGCCTATACATTGTTCAAATGTGGGTGAGTAGCGCAGCCTCTACTTTTAACGCTTGGGCGGTTGTTGCAGATAGCGGTGCTACCGCTACTTCTCCAGTTATCTTGACTCAGAATGATGGCGGCAGTGGATCGTTGTTTCAAATATCAGGAACTAACGTTCAAGCCAAACAAATAACTGGTGCGCTTGCAACTATCAACTGGTCGTACATACGAATTTTTTAGAATTTTATTGCCCAAGCATACGAACATCTTAAAACCCTGTCAGAATTTTCTGCCGCAACCGACTGCTAAAAGGAAATATCATGGCCCTCGAAAAAGTTATCTCTGTTGATCTGATTGAAGTCATTGAATCTGGCGTAATCCAAGTTCGCACCAAGACCGCTATCCTTGAAGATGGCGTGGAAATTACTAGCCAATTCCACCGCCATGTTGTCGTGCCTGGTGCTGACGTAAGCACTGAAGATGCTAAAGTGCAAGCAATTGCCGCGTCTATCCATACACCTGAAGTGATTGCTGCTTATCAAGCTGCTCAAGTAGTTGCACAGCCAGAGTAATCTGGTGTAAGATTAAAACAACTGTACTGGTGCGGTTCACCAGGGCTCTAGTGAGCATCCATGATTGAAGAAGTCCAAATCCTAGCGGAAGTAGACCCCGCGCCGGCACAGGCAGCAACGGCTGCGCCTGAAGTCGAAGCAAGTTCGCCGGAAGTAGCTGAGAACCAAGTCGAGCAAACGGCAGAGGAAAAGAAGTTTTCTCAAGCTGAGATCGACGCGATGATCAGCAAGCGCCTCGCAAGAGAGCAGCGCAAGTGGGAACGAGAGCAAGCGGCCAAGCAAGCGGAAACGCAAGTACGGCAGTCTGCGCCGAAAGATGTTCCGCCAGTCGATCAGTTTGAGTCTCCGGAAGCCTACGCGGAAGCGTTGGCCGTAAAGAAGGCCGAAGAACTGATTGCCTTGCGAGATCAGCAGAAGGCACAGGCAGCGATTGCTGACGCTTACCACGACAGAGAAGAAGAGGCCCGGAACAAGTACGACGACTTTGAACAAGTCGCCTACAACCCGAGCGTCCGAATCACTGACGTGATGGCTGAAACGATCCGCGCTTCTGATGTTGGCCCTGATGTAGCGTACTACCTCGGAGCTAACCCCAAAGAAGCGGACCGTATCTCGCGCTTGTCGCCGTTCTCGCAGGCAAAAGAAATTGGGAAGATTGAAGGCAGACTGACCGACAATCCACCCGTCAAACGAACTACGTCAGCGCCAGCACCGATCACACCTGTCACAGCCCGAAGCAGCAACAACCCGTCATTTGACACGACTGACCCGCGTTCCATCAAGAACATGAGTACGTCGGAATGGATTGAAGCTGAACGAGCCCGCCAGATGCGAAAGATGCAGGCACAAGCAAACCGCTAAGACTTGAAAGGAGCCCGCTGTGGCCAATAGTATTCTGACCATTGACATGATCACCAGGAAGGCCCTGGAGATCCTGGAAAACAACCTGGTGATCACGCGCAATGTGAACCGCCAGTACGACGACAGCTTTGCTGTTGAAGGGGCCAAGATCGGCTCCACGCTGCGCATCCGCCTGCCGGACCGCGCTCTGGTGACTGACGGCGCCGCTCTGCAAGTGCAGGACGACAACGAGCAGTTCACGACCCTGACGGTCGCCTCGCAAAAGCACATCGGCGTGAACTTCACGTCCGCCGAACTGACGATGCAGTTGGACGACTTCGCAGATCGTGTGCTGAAGCCTCGTATCAGCCAATTGGCCTCCAGCATCGACGCTGACGTTGCCAACGCCTTCCGCGCCATCGGTAACTCTGTGGGCACCCCTGGCACCACGCCGGCCACCTCGCTGGTTCTGCTGCAAGCCCAGCAGAAGCTCAACGAGAACGCCGCTGTGATGTCGCCCCGCTACGCTACCGTCAACCCGGCTGCCAACGCCGGTTTGGTGGAAGGCATGAAGGGTCTGTTTAATCCCACCGACACCATCAGCAAGCAGTTCAAGAACGGCATGATGGGCACTGGCGTGCTTGGCTTCGAAGAAGTCAACATGTCTCAGTCAATCAAGCAGTTCACGACCGGCTCGCGCGGTGCTACCGGCAACACCACCTCTGCGGCAGTTACCGCTGAAGGCGCAACCTCCATCGCACTGACCGTGGCGTCTAACGTCACCATTAAGGCTGGCGACGTGTTTACCGTGGCTGACTGCTTCGCTGTGAACCCGCAGACTCGTGAGTCCACCGGCTCGTTGTTCCAGTTCGTCGTGCTGTCCGACGTCACCGCCAGCGGCACCGCCGTTACCGTGACCGTGGCTCCGATCTACTCGGCCAACCACGCTCTGGCTACCGTGAACACTCTGCCTGCTACCAGCAAGGCTGTGGTGTTCGTGGGTGCTGCCTCTACGCAGTACGCTCAGAATCTGGTGTACCACAAGGATGCCATCACGTTCGCCACCGCTGACCTGCTCCTGCCCCAAGGCGTGGACATGGCTGCGCGTGCCGTTCACAATGGCATCAGCCTGCGCGTCGTGCGTCAGTACGACATCAACAACGACCGCATGCCTTGCCGGATCGACGTGCTGTATGGTTTCAGCACCATTCGTCCGCAGATGGCCTGCCGTCTCTGGGGCTGATGACAATGGGGGCTACGGCCCCCAGTCTTACAACTGAACACTGAAAGGAAACTCAATCATGGCACTCCCTAATGGTGGCGGCGGCTATCAAGTCGGCGACGGCAACCTCAACGAACCCCTGATCGACGCGCTCCCCGAGCCGGTATCGATTGCGGCTACCGCAACCTTGAC